TGGAGTTATTTTGGTTAATATAGAAGGTCCTTCAGACCATTCTGATAATTCTATTTGATCAATATCAGCTATACCTACATAAGGTAAGGTTGCAAAAGCATAGCTATCAGCTTGACCCGCAATTGTTGGTTGTTTTTCAATAGCAAGTATTGCTGTTTGTGCATTAGCAGGTACAGTGGCGAATCCCCCTGCTTTTAAATAACCAGATAAATGGGGTCCTCCTAAGTATAAATTATTAGAAGCTATTGGCGAGCCAATAATAGAAATAACACTATTAGCACTATCCCAAAAATATATATAACAACTTACACTACATCTATGTGCGCCAATATAACAAAAAAACTCTAGGCGTTGTCCAGGAATTACAGATATTCTGTTAGGTATATCTAGGAACAGATAATTTTTTACACCGTCAGGTAATCCACTTGAACAGTATACTGTACTTTGCTTTGTTTTTCCACCACCAGCAGTCCAACCTGTAAGATTTAATGCCCAAGGATTGGGTGCTGAAGTCCACAAATCAGTACTTAATGAAAAACCTGCGTTAGGTAATAAGTTACCACTTTTTCCGTTATTTGTTGCATTATCAGCAGGTTTTGTCGCTCCTGTTACTTGAGTGGCAAAGTCAGCACTATTTACAGTAGCCAACGCACCTTGCCCAGCTATTGCTGCTGCTGTATTAGAACTGGTGACATCTGCATTATCCGCTGGCTTATTCAGGCCAGTCACATACTGCCATTCCGTGCCCGTACCACTGGACATGATAACGTTACCGAAAGTATCTCTAATAGTAATATTATTAAATGTTGCAGAACCAGCTTTATCTATTTGCCAACCTTGTGTAGCATTATAAGCAGTGGATTGTATAACATTACCAATCTTAGCATTGTTTATAGCAGCATCTTTTATATGGGCTGTGTCTACCAATAAACCTTGTATTTGAGCTGCATTTGTAATAATTGCACTGTGAGCAACCAGTTGATTAGCTCCAACAGTATTAGCTAATAATAAACCTCCATCAGTAAAAGCTTCTCCATTACCTACGATCAGATTTGTACCTCCTTTGTAGGTTGCAAGAACCATAGCCCCAGTAACTGCTATTGCAAGGTCAGTTGTTACGCTAATTGTATTACTTGTTCCATCATAGTAAAAGTATTGAATACCTGCAGTCCAAGCTGTAACAGAACTGCCTGCGTTAATGGTTGTAGGTGCAGCACCATTTAAGCTTGCGCTTCCAGCAGACCAGCTTACNTTNTTNGTTGTTGGGTCATTTGGTTTAAAAATTAATCCATCAAAAACCCAAACAGGGACGTCACTTCCAGCAAGCATAGTTGAGCTTTGCTCTGCTCCGTACAATATACCAACTTTGCCAAAGGTATCATAAGCACCTATTTTGTAAAAATATTGTGTAGCAGCAACACCTTTCAATGCTATGTAGGTATCCAACCCATCAGCAACCAATGTTGCAAGGCTTGGAGTAAATCCTGTTGTAGCACTACGATGTACTTCGTAACCAGCAATATCAGTATCGGTTGATGAAGTTATGTTTATGTAAGCGGCTTCATTACCTGAAAGAATACTAAAAGCTGGTGCAGTCGGAACATGATTACTTACTGTAACTTGTACAGGTAAAGATAAATCTCCAATCACATCTCTGCTGAATATTTTAATAACAAACTGTCTTGCAGGAGTTCCAAACCTATCCGCATTTTCTGTAAAAGGGAATGTAAAACTTCCACCCAATACTGCGTTAGGTTTAGCAGTGTACTGACCCTTTAAGGAAAGTACTGAAGTATCCCAAACCTCTACCACATAATCCAGTAATGTATCACTAACACCATTATTAGCAGCGTTATAAGTAAATGTAAGATGTAAGTCTTGTGTAGCAAATACAGTGTTGGATGTCCCAGCTACAAATACATTTTTTGGTGGCTGCAGGCTGGAAGTTCCAGAAGTACTCCTAAAGTTGTAAGTTTGCGTAACAGGAACGGATTTAATACCTGAAAAAGGGTTAACCGCCCATACAGTTATTTCATAAAGTCCTGGTACTGGATTGGTTATATCATAAGTAGTACCATGCAGGTTGTTTACAAAGTTACTTTCTTGAGAATCTCGTTTCCAACTTAAAATAAAATCTGCTGCATATTTAGCTGTACCTTTAGCCCAGTCCCAAGTTATTTCTAATGCAGCATTTTGTGTTACTCCGTTGGANGANAAGTTTTCTANGACTGTTATATTTGTTACTGGTGCGGTTGTGAACTCAGCAATGTTAAGAAAATCACCAGATGGTACTGCTAAAGTAAGGGCGTTATCAATATAAGTATATTTAGCTTCTGAATGTTCGATAGTTAGTATTTCATAAGTATCGTCAGTTTTAGTAATTTTAACAACTTTAAACACTCTGGAATTTGTAGCACCTTCAACAATAAACGAACTATTTACAGCTGGTGTTTCTAATCCAGTAAAAGTTAAGGTGTTAAAATTGCCATTGGTTTCCTGAACTGCATAAGTTTTTTCAGTAATCCCATCAACAGCTAAGAAAGTTACGGTATAGGGGTCATTTGTAAGCGTTAATTGCCTGTCTACTGTTAAAGTTGTAGTACTTGCAGTTTGGTTTGAGGATTTAATCAAACCCCCTTGCTGACTTCCTTGATTGTCATTATCAAAGATACGAACCAGTTCTCCTACATGGTAGGTTAAGCCAGCAAATAAGGTCTTATAACTTATTGCGTTTGGTAAGTAAGAATTTGTGTAAATAGCCCAGCGAGCTTTACGCATGGCTTGGGCTTCACTTGTACAACCAGCTAATACAATATCTGACGATTGCAGCCCATAACGTGATACTAAAGAATTTTCTGTTTCTGTAGCAGTATCAGTACGGCCGTTAAACTCTTTCCTGTTATAGGTTACATTAACAAGATTATATCTGGAATTTAATTCACTAGAACTGTAAGTAAACTCCCCATCAATAACATTAGCATTAGTTACTTGTTTTGTAACAGCCTGATTTGGGTGGTCGTACATAACAGAAATCTGACCAAACTCATTTGTAGTGAAGTTTGCATTGCAGATTGTTAATAAGTACATTAAAAAGGTTGAAGGATCTTCACGAGTGTAGAACTGATTATGCAATTCGTACCGTCTTTCCTGCCCTCCCTTACCATTATCTACCAGTTCATCACAATACTTACTTAACTCATATAAAGATACAACGTCAATATCAGCTTTAACAATATTAAGCCCATAAGAAGTGTTGTTTAATACATTATATATGTGCCACGCTGGATTAGCAGTATAATGGAATAACCCTTCTGTAAGACTGCCATCCCAGGCAACTCCCTCATTCTAAGTATGTAATACTGGGTCATAGTTTGTAGGAATTTTAACCTTAATACCTTTGAGCTTAAAAGTTACTTCAGGAATGTTTCCGCCAAATTGAGCTGCATCTGTAAGAGTTAAACCAACTAATGCTGTGCCATCATAGGAAAGGTTGGAGTTTGTTACCCCTGTAGCAGCTGACCATACAGAAGATGAAAAATGTTTACCATCATCATCAGGGGTTGTACGAACAAGTTTAATCTCCCAATTAGAGGCTGAAGTAACTCCTGCTGGAGCAGGTATTAAAGTATCCCAACTGTAAGCACTGGAAGCCTTACCTGATTTTGTAATGGTTGCAACTAAAGACCATACAGAAGCAGTGCTTGGTCTAGTATATAGCTGATAGGATACGGAATACCCAACAGTATCGTTATTACTGTTAAGCATTTTCAAGGTATTTAGGGTAAGTGTAATCCTACATGCAGATACTGTATAAGCTAATGCAGTAAAGTACTCAGTTCCAGATGATATATTAACTGGGTTAAAACTGAGAACTGGCTCTTCTGTATCAACAAAACCTTCAATAACGCTTTGACCAACAGTTCCAGCCCGCCACTCCCAAGTTGCAGAATATTGACTTATTGAAACATTATTAAGAAGAATATCTTCAACAGCTTCAATCTCCCCTTCACTTACTGCAAATAAAAGTCTTACAACCTGACGGCTTTGTAAGATATCATTTGCTTCTATTGGTGTGTGTCCGCCACCACCGCCTCCGCCACCAGCTCCATAAATATCCATTAAATTACGTCCTCAGTTGATACACCAGAAGAAATTAAAACGCCTCCAGCAAAAGGATTGCCAAAAACTAATGGTACGCTACCGCCCTGTTCACGAATAAGTGGCGCACCATTAAATAAACTGCTTTGTTTAAGCTGAGCTTGGGAAGGGTCAGAACTAAACTCAGGAGTTGGGGAAATTAAAGAGATTATAAAAGAAATAGCTATCGATATAACAATATTGATTACTGCAGCAACAATTACTGCCGTAGCAGATGTTGCTGCAACTCCTATAACACCAGCAACAACAGCTGCAGAAACTTCACCTTTAAGCTCAGGGAAAATTATAAGGGTATCATAATCTTTTATTTCAGAAAATAAAACTTCTGGAATTAAACCAATAGGTTCAAGCTTTCCTGCGGAATCAAACAAGATGAATTTGTAATTGGTTTGCATAAGTTTTTCGGTAAATTCTCCACCCTTTCTCAGCTTTAGCATCATAAGAACTTCTTTTAGACTGCTTGCTGCAAACTCAAACTTTTCTACTGTATTCAAATCTTTAACATAATTAACCAACATATTTTAATACCTTATTAATTCTGCCTATAAAAGATGCAAATGGCTGAGTTAAACTAACTTCTTCTTGATGAAGTACCTGCCCTTCATGGTAAATACCTAAATGATTGCAGGAAGCTATACCATTGTTAAGCAGTAGCAAATCTCCATTTTTTAAATCCTCAATATTACTGGTAACTTCAAAACCATATTCTGTTATATATTGTTCAAACAGGTTGTCATGATTTTTTAAATCTTTGTAATTAACATCAGCTTTATGGTCAGGAAGTTCTATACCAAGATTGAATTTATAGTAATCTTGAACTAAAGTATAGCAGTCATTAATAAACCACATGAAAGACCTGCCTACAAAAGTATTAGAAGGTTCTCTAGGTAACTGAATGTGTGGTGTAACTGTAAGACCTTCTGTGCCTACAATAAGCCAAGGTACATTAGATAGTTTTTGTTGTTTTACGTCTANAGCTGATGGAGTTCTGACGTCTAATATTTCAGGCTTTTTGCTATTATAACAGTGGCTGTGTACTATAGCAGATATATGACCAAGATAAGGGATTAAATCTTGCTCTAAAATTCTAAACTCTTTTTTAGGGTTTTCTGCAGTATTATTTAAAGGGATGAACCCATCGTCAGTCAGCAGTCCGCACATTTCTTCAGGATAACAGGCTAATGCATGTTCCTTGATTTGTTGCGTCTGCTTTGCAGTTAATTTAATCATCGTATACTCTTATTAATACCAAGTCCTGGAAAGTCTCGTTTAAGCATTTGTCTAGCAGGTAAAAATGCCCTTTCTCTATCCAAAGGTGAGCGAACTTCCCAGGCAATACCACTTCTAGTATGCATAACTTTTTTAGCTACAATAAACTTCAATGGTGGTGCTGATATTTTACTTGCAGTATTTAAATAAATTTCAAAAGTTCTGGTATAAGTAATTTTACAACCAACTAAATCCTCGTAAAGAAATGCAAGAGAACCAAACAGTTTGTTGATGTTAGCTACTGTAACAATAGGTCTTGCTGGTGCACCTTCAGAGGATTGTTCTATACCTTCTATTTTTACTGGAAATGGGTCATAATTCTGATTGCCGAAATTTACTTTAGTTATCCCATCTACCATAGGAGTTATATAATAAATCGTATTAACTGCAGGGATATTAGTACAATCAACCTCAAACAGTTCTACTAAGGCTGGTACTTCAGGTTTGAGTATTGCTTGATCTACTGTATCTGCCATAGTTATGGATTAACGTCAAAGCGTTCAATAAGTTTGCAGGTAATTTTAAAATCATTATTACCTCCAACATGTTTTGTGTTATAACCAAAATCCTTGTCAAGCTTGAAATACTTTTTAGTTACTTCATAACAAGGAGTCCAGGAAAGTAATCCCCAAACCCCAACAGTGTCTAAAACACTTTCAACTGCTAAACGTTCTGCTAAAGTCAGCCCTACCCAGGCAATATTCCAATTATCTACTTTAGGGTTTAAACCTTTAGGAGCTTCCTGAGTGTAAGAATCCCCCATTTCTGCGGAAATAAGTTTAAACTTAACTGTTTTAGAACTATCCCTAGATAGTTTATTTGGTAATGGTAAAGGCGTAGCCATAATTATCCAAAAGCTGTTATTTTATTAGATTGATTTCCAGGTCTGTTAGCTGTAGCAATTTCCTGTTGAGCTATTTTTTTCATCATAGCTACAGCAATTTTATTCCCAGTAGCTTCAGAATTTTCATTTTTATCTTTGGTTACTGTAACGCTTATATTATAAACATTTCCTTGATTTTTGGTAGAACCTAGTTGTGCTGTAACCCCCAGCTTTCCAGCAGCATTCCGTTTTAAAGGTAATACTGCTTCTTTTCCCGCTTCACCTGCAACTACACCACCAGAAGCAAACATAGTCGGTTTAGCATTAGGAAAGTAGGTTGGGGAATTTAATATTGTCCCTGAAGCTGCTGACATTCCAGTATTTACGCCACCTTTAGCTTGTCCTGTAAAAGTGGTTAAACTACTTTTATTTAAACTACCTCCTAGGTCAGAAGCTGTAAAACTGCCTGTTGTTCCCCCAGAAGCTGAAGCTGAGCCTGCATAAGCATTTATAGCCAGACCAATTAACTGTTTTGCCAAACTTTGTGCAGCAAGTCTAGCTACTTGGTCGAGAATACTGCTTGCAAAACTTCGCATAGCATCACTGGCTGATTTAGTTCCTTTAATAAAACCTGCAAAAGCATTCCCTAAACTGGTTTCCAAATCTGTTCTAACAACTTTACCTAATTTTTGTAGTTCAGTTTTAGGTCGTTGCGCCCCTTTAATCATTTGCAGGTAAAGTAAATCTACAGCAGCTCTAGCTTTAGTAAAAGATTCTGTTAGCCCTTTAGCTGGGTCTTGTTGAGCTAATTCCTGCTGAGCATCTAGCATATTTCGCATAGCATCAATAGCTTCCAGTCTTTTAGCCTGTATTTGGTCAAAAGCTTGCAGTTCCGTGATAAGCCCTGCATCTTTCTTAGCAGCAATCAGTTCTTCTTGTACAGCAAGTTTACCTTTACTTTCCGTTAGTTTGTCTGTAACAATTTTCTGCTCTTCCGTTATTCTTAATGCTGCACTTTGTTGGATTTTAATGTTTGCGATAGATTCCAGTTCTTGTTTAGCACCTACATCTGCAGCCTTAATTTTGGCTTGTGCAAGATTTTTCTGGAATGTTATTTCAGCATTACGAGCCGCTTGTCGTTTAGCAGGGTCAGTTCCTGCTTGAAGTTTTTGTAGAATTA